TTTTCCACTTAGCATCACGTGAACTAATGCAGTTCCACTTCAAATGTTCAACATTGAATGAAGAGTCATTACACAGTAAGTGCGAGTACAACATATAAAATTCACTTTTAATCTTACTTGGTGTACTCACGATAATCATTTGAGCATCTTTTCTGCCACATTGCGTAGGAAATACAGATTTAATAAAATCACTGAATGTAGAGTCTTTAGCAAATGCAGCTTCGTCTAAAATTGCCAAATCTATCGACATACCACGCACACAATTTGCATTATAATTACTGATACCAATTCTTGTATTATTATCGAATTGTATCATATCTTTATTACAAACTTTTGTATCACGCTGCAAACATTTTGGTAACATTGCATGCATTTCTCTAATTCTGCATAGAATTTCTGCTGCAGCAGCTAGTTTGTAAGAAAAGAGTACAATGCGCTTATCTGGTCTAAACAATGCGTACCAAAGTACATACGCTGCAATAAGTGCAGTTTTACCAACTTGACGTGGTGCTACAATTAAATGATTTGGTTTTTTAGTGTGTAGTGTTTGTGCGAATTGAGTGATTTTTCGTTTCTGCCATGCGTATGGTTTAAAATGTATAAATCCTCGATTACTGCAGATTTGACAATATTTTAAAAATTCTATCGGATTGTCTTTAAGTATTAACAATTCAGCTAAGAATTCGTTGTTAGTCATTTCACCTAACGATTTTTTCTTTGACATAATAATTTCACCTCATATAAACAAATATTATAAGTATTTATTAAACTTATAAACATGTTTCAAAACACATACTGTTGTGCCAATTTCTTAATAATTTCTCGATCTATTTCTTCACAAATTTCTTGCTGTAAATGTTTTAACATATTTTCGAACGCAAACCATGTATTAACATCTTTTTGTTCGTAATACATCGATTTCATATCTTCCATTGATTCGTATGAAAATGTTGCTTGCACTTGCATATATTTACAAGTATAATCAAAATTTATTATATTAAACTTTGAAAATGAGTGTTGACGAACGAATAAGATTTGGTAAAGAAAGTTTGATAGAATTTCTGAAACGCAAGTATACGCCAGGTTTAAAATTTTATTGCTGGCACACACTAGCTAATACTAGACGTTGCGATGATGGTACTATCGAACGCTACTATTTAGCTGTTGGTCCAAAAGTTGCACAAAGCATTATCAATGGACTTCACAACGAAGAACTTAGCATTGACGAGTACGTATTTACGTACGGGCAATTCTGGGCTGACTGCAATGTATATAGACCGCCTTGGTTTATAATACAAAAACATAGAAGGGAACGTCATAAAATTAACTGTGAATTGCGCAAAAACATTCGTTCTAAAGACAAACGTAGAAAAAACAGAAAAGAATGTAAACGCAAATTATACAATTTTCTAAATACAAAAAGGACAAAATAAATGAAAAAGACACTTTGCTTATGTGCATGCTCTGGTATCACTGGCTGTATTCTTTCTGTAATTGAACAGCAAGCTGGTTTGAACCTTAGCCTTTGGCCATACATCGGTATCGGTACAGTTTTTGCTTTAATTGATATTGCTACTGACAGGAACGACTAATGGCCACTTATAAGAAGAAACACATCAAAATCTTTCAAAATGGTACAGTCATTTTTGACAGAGATTGTTATGTGTGCGTAGATGGAAAGAACACATACAGTGAAGATTACTTTTATCATCGTGACCGAAATTCTAGAAGTCTGAAAGTGTTCGAAAAGCCCGATGGTTCACACGAATCATACATCACACTAGGTGTTGCTGATACAGCAATAATCAAAGACAAATGACAAGAAAACGTCAATAAATAAGGATATGAAAAACAGATTCCTTAACATTCTCGTGCCTGGCGTTTTTCTACCAATGTGTCTAGGCACAGTTTACAATTTCTCCCAATACTCAGCCAATATCATGCAATGTTTCGATATTTCGAAATTTGCTGCAGATATTGGTTTTACTTTGATTATTTTCTGCTTAGGATTTGGCGCTGCTATCTTTGGTAGAATGGTAGAACTCAATCCAAAGCGCATGGCAATTGTTGCTTCTATTTTGTTTGTGCTTGGTTCTCTTGGACTTGCACTTGCAACTTACACTCAATTTTTGCCACTATATTACTTATCCTGTGCTATCATGGGTACTGGCACAGGTATTGGCTATGTATCGCCAATTAAACAACTGATGTCAAACTTCAGTGACCATAAAGGTCTGGCATCTGGTTTAGCAATTTCTGGCTTTGGTTTGGGCAAATTTGTAGCTGCACCAATTTACGAGTATTTACTTGCCAATGTTTCATTGCCAATGACTTTCTTATGTGTAGGACTGTTATTTGCAATTATTCTTGGCATAACTTCGTGGTTGTTTAAGCCAAATCCGATGTACGTTTCAACGATATATACTGCAATTCCAATTCGAGATTTAGTCAGATCGAAATTCTTGACTTTGAGCTATATTTCAGTTTGGTTAATGTTCTGTATTAACATTTCTTGTGGTCTTGCAATTATTTCACAAGAAAAAGGATTGTTGCTAAGTCTTGGCTTTACTGACATTGCACTAATTCTGTCGATTACTGCAGTCATGAACATTCTTGGTCGATTCTGTTTTAGTGCTCTTTCAGATAAAATCGGTCGAAAAGCTGTATATCACTTCGTTTGTTCGTTTGGAATTTTAGCGGCATTATTCTGCTTTACGGGAAATCCGATTATTTCGTTACTTGGAATTTTCCTTTGTGAATTAGCTTATGGTGGTAATTTCTCAAGTCTCCCAACATTACTAAGTAAGTATTTTGGCGAATCTTCAGTTTCTACTGTTCATGCTATGACACTTACTGGATGGGGATGCGCTGGTATATTCTCAATTTTACTTGCAAACTTTTTCACAACTGGAACACTTTTCATCATTCTTGGCGTGCTATATCTCATCGGATTTTTGATGATGGAAATTTTCTTAAAGAAGGCATAGCATGTACAAAGTTTCATTCGATTTTCCTTATGGCAAAACATGGTTGAAATCATTCTTTGTAGATGATAGAGTTTCTCATTCTATTCAAATTCCAGAATTCACAGAAAATGAAGCTGAAGCAAAACTTTATGAAAGTGAAACTGAAGCAAAGAATGATGGAAAATTTTATGCTGGCAAATATGGCTTCACAGTCGTAAAAATTTAAGTCCCGCCTATTTATACGCAAGCACCGCACGAAATTTATCGTGCGGTTTTTTGTTGTTATAAATAATTACATAAACAGTACAAACACATGTGATTTTATAAGGGTGTAAATATGTCAGTAAATGAAATTTTAGCAGATACTTTCGACATTGACTTATCTGAAAAACAAGTAGAAGATACTTCTGCTCGTATTCAAGAAATTAAAAAAGATGTCGCTAATCAGAAGTATACTCTTGAAGACAAAGAGTATATTCGTACTGAATTGCAATCTTTGATTGAATTAAATAGAACAGTGCTAGAAACTTTGGGAGAACAATGTAAACTTGGTGCTCCTCCTAGAATGTACGAAGTGTTTAGTACATTGTCTAACTCTGTAGCAGCTAACTTGATGGACTTAGCAAAGCTCAATCAGACTATCACTGATTATCAAGTTAAAGAAACAGACGAAAATTTGCGTGTTGCTACGTTAGACGCTAGACAGAAACAAATAGCACACCAGTCAAATAATGGTCAAGTACCACAGAGTGTTAACGTGCAAAATAATACGTACAATTTCACATCGAATGAAATGCTTAACATGCTTAAGCAGTTGAATTTGACAAAGGAAGTGACTAACGTAGAAGATTTGCCAAAGTTTGATTTGCACTAATATGAAGTTTTCAGTTTACTACAGAATATTAAACAGAGATCTATATTTCGACAAATTTTTTGCTAAAGAAAGCAATAAATATAAAAATGATGAAGACAGGTCTATTGCAGAGGATATGTATAGAGACTTGTTAGAAGTCATGGTTTCTTACATTTTAACAAATAATCGTTTAGCACTTGCTTCAATGTTGACTAAACCCAACTCCAAAATAGCAAAACGCTTCTTCGATTATTTAACTTGTTCTGATACTGTACACATGAACAGAGTCGCAGTAATCGATAGAATAAACGTATTTTTCGACGAGGTAATTATAAATGAAGACAATTCAGGAATTCTTACAGGAAAATCTGAAACCTGTGAACTTTGATAGCCTGTTGTCGGTTGGCAAAGTTTCTTTGACTGAAGCAGACGATCCTTTAGCAGGCGGTGATGCTGGCGCAGATCCAACGGCAGGTGGTGACCCACTTGGCGGAGCACCTGCAGGAGACCCATTGGCTGGTGGAGATCCTCTCGGTGGGGGCGATCCTCTTGGTGGTCCTGGTGGAGCTCCAGGTGGTGCACCAAAAGGTGATGCTGGTATTCAGCCCGAAGGTGGTGATGAAGACGAAGATGAAGAAAAGGAAGATGACCACGAAGATGACCCAGACTGGACTAAGGGTGTTAAAGACACAGATGATGTGACTTTGAAGGATAAGCCAGCTGGTGAATCGATTTATGATGGTGAATCAGTTCTTAAAGCAATCAACGCTGTTCAAGCTTCAAAAGCTCCAGAAGAATTGAAGAGTATGGATGCAGTTAAAAAAGCACTAGAATTGATTGTCAATGGTAAGAAATTGAAGATTGAAGATGTGTCATTTGAAGATCCAGATGATGCAATGGAACTAATTTCTGCTATTGAAGAACATCTCGACATTAAATTGAGAAACTACATTGACCTAAAGATTAAACAACCTATTATTGCTTATAGAGATCAGAATAAAGCAGAAATTGCTAAGATGGCTGCTGACAATGATAAAGCTCGTGATACAATCGATGCTATGAATAAGCAAGAAAAGTAAAATATGCAATTAGCAGTTAATCAGTTCTACAAATATCAGCCAGCATCAAAATGGGCGTTCGAAGTTCAATTTTCGAACCCTATGCTGGTGAATAAAACAAAAACAGCTGGTGGTGCAATCTACAGTTTGAAATCTTCTGATACGTTTACTCAAAAAGATCTTGAACGTATCAGTCAAGCTGTGGTGTCAATTACACAGCCAAAATACGATATCGAAGCATACACTAATACGTATGGTAATTTCGATTTCGTAATTCCAATGTACGATGTTAATAACATTCGCATGACTGTTACATTTGAAGATACTGATGACTGTCTAATTTCGTATAAATTTCTTACATCTTTGATGGGTGGTTCAAAGGGCGATTCTGGTATTCCAGCATGGCTGAACATTCATGAAACTATTCTGTTAACTATTACAGAATATAATACTTACAATTATGATGTAGAACGTCCGAATACGTTTGAAACACAGCAACGCAACTGGAATAGCACATCTGTTAAGTCATATTTCTGCAAAATGATTGACTATACAGAGCCAAACTATAATAGAACATCTGAAGATGCACACGCTACGACAATGACTATCACGTTCTTGGCTATTCCTGCAAAACCTGCAATAGTTAACGACAATCCAATTTTAACAGATGGTGTTGAAGAAGTTAACGTTACACAAGAACTTGAAAACATAACAAAAGAAATTAAAGAACTGTTTAAGACCGTAGGTTATGTATTTAAATCTGCTGCAGGATTGATGGATAAAGAAGTAATTCCTAACTTGAAAGATGTGTATGCTGACATGATGAAGTATTACGGTAATGTTTCATCACTTACATACGCACAAGTAGAACAGTGGTATAAAAATCATGCATTGGCAAGTGGTTCACTTGGACAATGCGCGCGTGGACCTAATTTGTTATTCCAACTTTGGGAATATATCGAATCTGGTGCTGCAGCAAGAGGTGAAAATAGAAACTATGTTACAGTTAGTAAAGCTGATGCAGTGGGTAAAGGTGGTACTGGTACTACGTCCAATGTTACAAGCAAATTTACTGATGTGTCCAGCAAATACACAACTAAGACTTATGCTACTGCAACAGAATTCGAAAATGAAGTAAAGAAAAATTTAAAACCTGGCGAATACATAACATTTACATACATAAAAGCTGATGGTCAACGAAGCCAGCACATTGTATTCAGATCGTTTGACGAAAATGCAGGACAGGGCGACACGTATTGGTCAGACTTTAAACAGGGCTCTGCTACAGCTATGCACAGTGGTTCTAACTTTACAATTGTTGACTCATTCAAAGTCGATAATGCTGTCATCGATTCTAGCAAATTGGCTTTGCCAAAGCAAGAACCAGCACAACAACCAGCAACTGATACTACAACAGTGAAAACTGATTCAACTACTGGCAATTCAAAAGTGTCAGTACAGCAACCAGCTAAACAAAATACAGCACCGCAACA